ACGCCGCAACAGGTAATTTTACATTTTCGCAAGTCTCATGGGATGAGAAAAAATCAGGAGATGATGATACTAATCCAGATCCAAGTTTTATAGGTTTTGCAATAAATAATATTACATTTTATAAAAATAGACTTGGAATACTAGCAGATGAAAATATTATATTTAGTGAAGCTGGTGCATATTTTAATTTCTTTGCGACTACTGTAGCATCTGCATTAGCAACAGATCCAGTAGACTTAGCGGCGACTTCTAACGAAGTTAGTATACTAAAACACGCAATACCATTTAATGAAGAATTATTATTATTTTCTGATAGAGCTCAATTTAAGATTGAGTCTCCAGCAACTGGATTATCACCAACAGATACAGCAATAAGTTTATCGACAAGATTTGAACACGATCCTGCAGTTGCACCAACAGGTGCAGGTAACTATATTTATTTTACACAGAAACGTGGTGTCAATTCTGCAATGAGAGAATATTTTGTAGAACCAGACACAACTAATAACGATGCAATAGATATTACTGTTGCAGTACCAAGTCTAATACCAGATAATGCATACAAAATTATTTCAAATACAATTGAAGATACATTAGTCACTTTAGTAGACGACGGCCCAGATAGTAATAGTGCACCTTATACAACAAGTACTAATGTTGCTCCGACATTTGCAAATCGTATGTATGTATATAAATATTTTTGGAATGGTAATGAAAAAGTACAAAGTGCTTGGTCATATTGGGATTTTACAGGTATACAAATAATAGGTGGATTTGCATTAGAAAGTTTTATTTATATAATTGCAAACGAAAGAACTAAAGCACATTTATATAGAATTGATTTAAGAAATTTAGAAGATAGTACATTAGGAATGAATGTATATTTAGATCAACGTGTCAAAGTTAATGGTACTTATGACTCTGCGACTGATTTAACGACATTTACATTACCTTATGAAGTTAATACAAATTTACAATGTGTCAATGCTGCGACAGGCGCAGATTTAACAATTAATAGTCAAACAGGCACAACAGTTACAGTTAAAAAGAATATAGCATCAGCTTATTTTGGTTTTCCATTTACAACACTTTATACATTGTCAACACAATATGTAAGAGAACCAAGTAAAGGCGGTGGTTTGTTAGCAGTAACAACTGGTAGATTTCAAATTAGAACAATTACATTTGACTATGTAAACTCAGGTTTCTTTCAAGTAGTAGTAACACACAACACACGGACAGACAAAACATATAGTTTTAATGGCTATATAATAGATAATCCAACATCTGTCATTGACTCACCTGTTGTTACATCAGGAGTTTTTAGAGTACCTGTACAAGCAGAAAATACACAGCATACAGTTTCATTTAGATCGAGCTCGTATTTGCCTGCAAGTATAGTATCAGCAGATGTAGAAGGTTTCTACTACAGAAGGTCTCAACGTGTCTAATGTCGATATGCCTTATGTCAGAAAAGCAGTGCCAAAAGATGCTGTGTATTTGGCTTTAGATATGAGAAAATTAGACAAATTAGAAATTAAATATAGTCATAATATCGAACCATTAGATGCTGTGATGAGTTGTTTTAATTTAAAAAATGCAAAAAATTATACAATTACAGATGACCATGGTGTTATATATGGTATGTTTGGTGTTAGTGATTGTCCAATGCAACCTAGACAAGGTGTTGTTTGGTTGTTATGTTCTGACTTTATAAAATCAATTCCTAATTCTTTTTATAGAGAATGTAAATCATGGATAAATCATTTAGCAGAAGATTATGACTCAATATATAATTTTGTATACGAAAAAAATTGGTTAGCTTTAAAATGGCTGCAGTTATCAGGTTTTACTGTAGCTAAAAAATTAAAAGTAGGACCATATAAAAAAAATTTTTATTTAATAGTAAAGGATAAAGACGAAATATGTGCAACCCAACAGCAATCGCAGTAACACGTTTTGCGTTTCAGGTCGCATCAGCAAAAGCTGAATATGATGATCAGAAACGTGTCGCAGCATTACAACGACAACGTAATGAAGAAGCTAGAAAAAGTTATAATAAACAATATTTAGCTGACTTAGCAGAATTAGATCGTAAAAGACAAAAAGAACTTAGAGATGTTGCGATCAAAAAAGAAGCTACAGAACGTGATGTGATTAAAGATCAAGCTAAAGGTGAACTAAAAGCATTAGAGTCTGGTAATGCAAATGTCGAAGCAGTATTAAGAGATATTGGATTTGATTTTAAAGATGAATTTAATTTATTCGGTGGTAAAATCGAAGATGTAAATACACAAACATTGTTTGGCTACGATGATGCGTACAACGCAATGTCAGCCA